GTTAGAGGGTTCAGCGTTAAGTACATACTCATATGACTTTTGTCCGTTCTCCTCATGCTCTTCAATTGTCATTCTTGCAAGTACATCTGATTGACTTACAACTGCTTTTCTTATTTGATCTTGTGCCTCAATCGTGATGGTAGGATTAATTGTGCTACCTTCATCGTCTTTATCTTTGTTGATACCTTCGTGACCACTTATCGCTAAATGGAATTGATATTGCTCTTGTAACTTAGAGACATATCTATACATATGAACAATACGTGTAGCACACTCTCCCCAATCATTGAATGTGGGCTTTTTTGTCTTACCATTCATGATGTCGTCAACAGTGATATCGCGTAGTTTCTGTATTGTTTCAATCACTACTACGTCTATTTGCTTTCCATTTTCTCTTAGCTTCTCAATTACTTGAGGCAACATTTTTATTACATAAGCAAAGTGTTTGTAGTTTTTAATTTGTACCACTGCACCATCTTCTGTAACTGTTGTTCCATCTTCGTTAATGTCGAGGACAAGCGCGTTATTGTCTTTAGTTAAAAAAGTTGTTTTACCTGTACCGAATTTTCCGTATATGGCAAATTTGTAAAATTTATTAGCATTTTGCTTGCTGATGTCTTTCACACCAAGTTGGGTTAAAATATCCTGTTCTTGTTTTGATTCCTCAGTCATATTCAACCTCCTCATATTCAGTTGTTTCTGTTACTGTCTTTTTAATTGCTGTATGTTTTGTCATGTCGATAACAGACTTATCTAGTCCGTCGAAACCTTTAGCATCTCCAATATTTGTTGAATACTTGATAGTCGGAAAGTTTGTGCTAGGTTTATTTGTAATAAATAAGTCGAAGGGAGCGCCTTTCAGTTTAATTAGATATGTCACTGTTTCTTTCAATCCCAATCACTCCTTTACGCAGCATGTCGATTGTTCTTTCCATGACTTTGATTGTTTCGCTTTGTGTTTTGCACGATTCTATAGCTTTTCTGAAATCTTTTCTAAGTTCGAAATATCTATCGCACATATCTTCGTAACGTTTATTTAAAAAGTCGTAGTCACTTCGCAAGAAATCTAAATCTATTTGGCTTTTAATTAGTTGAGAGTATTCTTCTCTAGTCAACTTGACTGTGATTACCTCTTGCATTTTCTCTCCTCCACTTGTATATTTAAGTTGTATATTTTAGTTAGTGTTTGACTGTTACTTGTTGGCGCAAGTTTCAGTCTTTTTTGTTATCTCAAGCCACTTTTCCCAGAAGAATGTGCTAAAGATTAGCGTTAACATTGCAATTCCTAATACTGTTGTGAAACCACCTCCTAAAAGTAATGTGATGATCATTGCGATAAACATCGTCATGTAGCTAAGTAAGTACTTCATTTATCATCCTCTTCTTTCATTTTTAAAAGTTTTTCGATATATCCTCTTTCTAATGCGAAATCAAATAACATTTGTTGGATGTGTTCAGGCATAAAAACCATTCCTTTCGTGTATAATATATTTATCGCTACTGCGATAGTGGGTGGTGAAATTAATATGTTAAGTCCAAAACCAGGTCACTTTTACCGTAAAAAATCTTGGGAAGATTTAGACGAGATGTTACAATCTCTCTTCAATAACGATGATATTCGTAAGCCTCATGCCACTATAGATGTTAATGATTACATGATGTCTAAAGATGAGATTGTTAAAGAAGCTAAGAAGAACATGTATAAAGTGACAGTAGACGGAGATTTTATTACTTTCGAATAACTTTTAATTTTGTCATCTCAGAATCCAAGTAATTTAATCTATTTTCTAATTCCTTAGCACTTCTAATCTCCTCCGCCAAGATGACGATTAGGAGTGCTATTTTAATGAGTTGTAGTTTGTTCATCGGTAAACCTCCTCTAAAGTGCCGTTTCTGACACCATTAAATTTTGTTCTATAAAGTCGATTGCCGGTCTAATCTTGATGTAGCGTTTATGATTCTTGCCAAATCTGTACATACATTTCTCTTGGAACTCTTTATTGCTATAAACGTGCTTTTCTAAATCGTTTTTAGAAATTCCACTTATTTTCACAAACTCGATAGCGTCCGCAAATCCAATGTATTCCATTGCCATCACTCCTTATACTTCGTTTTCAAAGTCCATTTCTAATTGTTTGATGACATACATTGTTGATTGAGATGGAAACCAATTTGTGATCATATTCATTACGTCATCGAAATGTTTTTGTTTTAATTGTGTTCTTGTTTTAATACCAGCCATCGTATTTACGTTACTGTTAATATCTCTATATAAAGGTTTGTTAACTTCTTTATTATTAGGTAGTCCGTGAATTTGTCTGATATAAGCAACGCGTTGATGAACTGTTTTTGTTATCAATCCGTATTCTCCTGCATCTAGCTTTTGATTTTCTTTGATATCAATAACATCTGCTTTCACTGTTGCAATTTCTTCTTTAGTTTGTTCCGTTGCTTCAAACATCAGTTTTAATGCTTGCATTGGATCATTAGGTATTTGATAAGTTCCAGTTTTTCTTAATGTAGGTAAAACTTCTGATGTTACCCAGCGTTTGAAACGTTTAGCTGATTCTAATTTTGATGAGAATATTAAGCTGTATAATCCTGATTCGTTGATAATAGTTTGACTTTGTTTACCACCAAGGGTGTCGAGTTTCACGACGTCCTTATCTTCACCGTCAACGTGTCTATATAATGCGTCTCTCGTGTTTGAGTAGCCCAAGATTTCCGCTACATCTTTACCGACGAAAAATGGTTCCTCATTTACTGTTAACGTCCTTACTGGTAATTCTTCAAAATTGAAAATTTGTAAATCTTGCATTTGAATTCCTCCTTTAATTTGTTTGTCGTTCTTTTTCGGGAACGTCTTGAGTAAAAAAAATATCCAAATTATTTGTTTCATAACCTAATATTTTAGCCATTTTAATAAACTCATTTGCTACAATATCTACAATACCATTTTCCCTTTTAGCGTATGGAGTTCTTGTTTTCCACCCCATTTTGTGCGCCATCTCATCTTGTGTTATTCCACAAGCTATTCTTTCTGCTCTCAATCTTTTTAAGTTAAGTACCATGTTGTCACCTCCGTCCGTTCTCTTTTGAGAACTGTATATAACTTAACATTTTGTGTTCCCGTTAGTCAACACTTTTTGCTACAAAAAATTCAAAAAGATTTTTTCTACCTATATATTGTATTCATTTGGGAACGATGATATAATCTAATTGTTCACATTAAAGAACAAATAATTTATTCAGGAGATACTTAAAATGAGAAATAATGATGAAATAATCACAATAATTAAATCAGCTATGAAAGAACAAGATATGTCACTTAGTGAATTAGCTCGTCGTGTAGGAGTTGCTAAATCTGCTGTATCACGTTATTTAAACTTAACTAGAGAATTTCCGTTAAATCGTACAGAAGATTTTGCAAAAGCACTTAGTATCAGTACAGAATACTTACTTGGTTTTGACAAAAGTGAACAACAAGATGAACAACCACAACATCGTGCAGCACATCTTGATGGTGATTTAACTGACGAAGAATGGCAAGAAATTCTTGATTACGCTGAATACATAAGAAGTAAAAGAAAATAAAGGGTGTTTTATGTGGGGAAATATGAGGATATGTTAATTGAACATGACTATATTGAAGTCATTGAATGTGATAACTTACCTAAAAGGTTATCTGGCTTGTGGCTTGGAGATATGATTTTAATTAATCGTAACTTACCTATTACTTCCAAACTTGAAACACTTGCAGAGGAACTCGCTCATAACGAACTTACATATGGAAATATAGTTGATCAAAGTAGTTTTAATCATAGAAAATTTGAAGGTTATGCACGTAGGTTAGCCTATGAAAAGTTAGTCCCTCTTAAAGATATTGTAAAAGCATTTTTGCAAGGCATTCATGATTTGTATGAACTTGCTAATTTTTTTGAGGTTACAGAAGGTTTTGTCCAACAAAGCATTGCACATTATAAACAAAAATATGGCTTAACAACTCGATGTGGTGATTATGTTATAGCATTTGAACCTTTAAGAGTTTTTGAGTACAAAGAAATATAGTAGAAGATAAATCTATATATTGGTG